ATGAGATTTAGACAAGGTGGGTTGATTTCTCACCCTGAAGACTATATAGATGAACCTATAGTTCATAAACAAAGGACGTACTATTAATGGAATACGAACGATACGAAGATGTGATTGATGCTTATAACTCTGGTGTAGGAGTCGAGGCAGGAGAAACCTTGACGGACTACATTAAAAGGAATAATATAAAAATTAAGGAAATCGAAATGGATCCTTTAGGGGATCTTGAAAAGACTTTAAAAGGAAGTAGACCTATGGAAAAAGAAGGCGTCATGCAACTGGCATCAGGCAACATGGATATTAGAATCGAAGAAGTTGTCGAAGAATTTATTAAAAGAAGAAAAAGAAGACCAAGATCTCTTGAAGAGATAAAAGAATTTTACATGCAAGAAATGATGTCTGGCGGTGGAGCTAAATCTAACAAAGACAATGTAATGCTGGCTGGATACGAGCCCGGTAAATATGACCCCGAAGAAATTGAAATGTATGAAAAATACAAATACGACATGAACGAGCAAAGACCTGGAATGCCTATCATGGAGATAGATGATTTCTTAAGATTAGAATTAGGTCAAGCTAGAGCTGACGTTGCTGCCGGAGGATTACCTGCTATCCTAGGAGTTTAACATGAAGATCGCTGATTACGGGAAGGCGATAACTTCGTACATCGAATCACCTACAACTGCCCAAAAATTAAAATCAAAAGCAAACGCTGAAACACTTGGTAGAACTTTCTTAGCAGAAGGATCAAAAGATATTGTAGAGCCATCAGAATCTATGCAGGTAGATACAACTACAAAAGGTTTAGACCTTTTTACATTAGATAAGTTTAAAGACAAAGCAGAAATATACGTAGGAGCATTATATAACGGAGCTTTACCAACTGCAGATATTAAATCTGCATTAAATAAATTTACTAAACAAGGACTTAATGATGATACGTTTACTGTAGATGAAGCTATCAAAGTTGTACAAGATTTAAAATTTCAATTTCAAGACAGAGCACAGAAACAGAGATTACGTGATGTAATACCTGAAGGTATTGGAACTACAGAACGTGAAGATTTTGATGCAGGGGGAGTTGCTCAAATAAAATCTTATGTAGAATCTCTTCCTAAAAATACTGTTGTTACACGTAAATTAATTAAAGATTTTATTGATAGTAATAACGTTAATGTAAATTTTGATAATTTATTTAATAGACAAAGACCCTCGTATGTAGGTAATTTTATAAAAGACAAATCTATAACAGTTGATCCTAGTTATGCTGCTTCTGTCGGTGAGGCTAAAAAATTTAAAAAATCAAAAGCTATAATGAATGATCCTAAAAAACTTAAAGAATTTTTAAAATATGGAAATCAACCAGGTATCTCTGTAAAAGATATTTTAAAAAAATTTAACATACCTGGAGAAGAATTTTATGAGGGAGGTCTAAGACAATTATTTGATAAAAATTTTTCAGCACAAAGAGGTTTAAATAATAAAACAATAAACAACATTCAAATATTATTAAACGATTCAGAAGCTTTTAATTTTTTAAAAAAAGGTCAAATAGTTCCTGAAAATGTTTTAACTAAATTAAACATGAATCCTAGTGCTGCTGCCACAGCTACTATTAGAATTGGACAAATATTTGATGGTAAAGATTTTGGTGTAGATGCTTTTAAGAAGATTAGAAAAAATACAAAAGCCTCTACAGCTCTTTTTAATAACATGAATAAGTTTACTTTTGGTAATCCTTACAGATCTAAATTATATAAAACTTCATTAGAATTAATAGATGATCAATTAGGAAATGAAAAAGGAACTTTTGAATCTTTAAAAAGTAAAGCTAGACAAATTTTAAAAAAAAATAAAATTAAAGGTTTTGATATAAATGAAATAGCTGGTGTTACCGGCAGTGCCAAAACTGGTGCGGGGGAATTTTCTCAATTTGTAGATGTGTTAGATAGTAACCTAAATCAAAAACAAGGAGCTGCTTTTCAATCAGCTTTTTCTAATGCCAGACAAAAAATTGCAGCTAACCCAGCTGTATTTGAAACAGAAGCTAAAAGGATAAATAAACTTGCCTCTAAGTTTGAGTCTGAATATGGATTTAAACTTCCAAGAATTAGAAAACTAGATGACGTAGAAAAATTTTATTCTCCAAAAAGATTATCTGATTTAACTAAACAAGGTATTGATATTAAAAAAGCTTCAGAAAAATTAGGCTACACTATTCAGATGCCTAGAGGTGCAGTTACAGCACAAGAGTTTGTAGAAAAACCTGGGTTGAAAGAAAAGTTTTTAAAAGGCATTGGAACAGGAGCAAAGGCAGTTGGTAAAGTCATTAAACCTGTTGGATATGCAATTGGAACGGCCGCTGCTTATCAAGCTAAATCTATGGCTGATGAAATGGGTATAGATTTAAAACCACAAGATTATTTTATGGCTATAGATTCTGGAGATCCAGAAGTAGCTATTGATAATTATAAGAGAAGAAATGTGCCTGGATATTCTGAAGAACAAGCAGGAATTACTTTAGGCAAGTTTAAAGACGATTTTGAAGAAGTAGGACAATCACCATTTGGAAAATACAATGATCAAATCAAAAACATCAAGCTACCCTAAAACCCACCTGTTGCCTCCTAAATCAGGACCAACACCACAAGGGTTGAATATTAATTATAATACTGTTAGAACAGTCAAGTTGGAGAAAATAAAAAATGGCAGACAAAATAGACAAGTCCCTAACTCAAGGTCCAAGGGGCTCGGTTCAAATACCGGGTGATGAAGAAATTAGTGAAGCAGTAGAAACTTCTGTTGAAGCACAGGAACAAGCACCAGGACCAGTTGAGATAGAAGAACAGGAAGATGGATCAGTAGAAATAGATTTTGATCCTAACGCTGCATCACCAGAAGGTGGTGACGAGCACTACGCAAACTTAGCAGAATTTTTACCAGACGAAATATTAAACGAATTAGGAAGTGACCTTACCGGTAAGTATAACGAGTATAACGCATCAAGAAAAGATTGGGAACAATCATACACAAAAGGTTTAGATCTTTTAGGATTTAAATACGATATGCGAACAGAACCGTTTCAAGGAGCAAGTGGTGCAACGCACCCAGTTCTTGCAGAAGCAGTTACACAGTTTCAAGCTTTAGCCTACAAAGAATTATTACCAGCCAACGGACCAGTTAGAACACAAGTCGTTGGTGCACCTAATCAAGAAAAAGCACAACAAGCAGAACGTGTCAAAGATTACATGAATTACGAGCTCATGGAAAAAATGAAAGACTATGAGCCCGACTTTGATTCTTTGCTCTTTTATCTCCCTCTCGCAGGTTCAGCGTTTAAAAAAGTTTATTACGATGAACTTGAAAAAAGACATAGAACTTGGTACACCAGGTTATGAAGAAAACGATGTAGAGAAAAAAGAAAGAGAACTTGAAGGACAAAGAAAATCTCAAGACGAAGATATTTATACAATATTAGAATGTCATGTTAATTTAGATCTAGAAGGTTTTGAAGATCAAGATCAACAAACAGGTGAGCCTTCAGGAATAAAAATTCCATACATCGTAACAATAGAATTAGCTACACGAATGGTTTTATCTATTAGAAGAAATTATGAAATTGGAGATCAAACTAAAACTAAGATTCCGTATTTTACCCACTTTAAATTTTTACCTGGGTTAGGTTTCTATGGCTTCGGTCTCATCCATATGATTGGTGGTCTGTCTAGAACTGCAACAGCAGCTCTTCGTCAATTATTGGATGCGGGTACACTTTCCAACTTACCCGCAGGTTTTAAAATGCGTGGCATTAGAATTAGAGATGACGCGCAATCAATTCAACCAGGTGAGTTTAGAGATGTAGATGCACCAGGTGGAAATTTAAAAGACTCATTTATGATGCTACCTTTCAAAGAGCCATCAGCTACACTATTAAACCTAATGGGTATTGTAGTTAATGCAGGGCAAAGATTTGCATCGATTGCTGATTTACAAGTTGGTGATGGCAATCAACAAGCTGCTGTTGGTACAACGGTTGCATTATTAGAACGAGGAAGCAGAACAATGTCTGCTATTCATAAAAGAATTTACTCTGCTCTTAAACAAGAATTCAGATTATTAGCAAGAGTATTCAAGTTATATCTACCTCCGGAA